TTAGCTTTGTTTGTAGAACCTGCATATCCTAGAAACGAATACCTTAACGACTATGGTGTAAGATGTGGAGAGTTTGAAATAAGAACCGATAAAAGAGAAACTGATTATAATTATTCTGACAGTAGCACTAATGAACAACAATACTTAAGTTTTACTTATAGAAAATATTTAGGCACAGACTGTAAAACAGCAAAAGAAAACGTAGCAATCAAACAACAATTAGAGCTAATGAAGATGTGTGGTAGGGTAAATAGTAATCCTAGTCTTGCATATAATTCAAACTTTGATTTACTGGTATCTAAATGTAAAGGCGTAACTCCTGCACGAGACAACACTAGACCATCTGATTCTCAAAGTTTGTGGGATGATATGAAAGATGAGTATAAAAAAGAGAACCCTGAAGTTAATTTAATGGGAGATAAGTTCATAAATCCAGGGAAAAGCAAATTGAAAATGCCTCCAAAAGACTATATACTACCTCTACCAAAACCTAAAGATGACTAAACCATTAAACATATCAGAATCAGCGGCTGTGCAAATGCCGATGAAGACGGTAGCATCGCTAATAATTCTTGTTGCAATGGGTGTGTTCGCATACACCGAGTTGACTTCAAGATTGGTATCGCTGGAGACATCACGTGAACTGTTCGAAAATGATTTACTTAAAAAATCTGAGCAGGTTCCCGTCGATCAGGAGCAACATTTTTTATTAGAAGATCTTTACAAGTCTGTTGAGAAGATGGAAAAAACTCAAGAGTTAAACATGACAAACAAAGTTAATATAGAATTTCTTAACTCACAATTAGAAAAGGCATTAGAAGATATTGAAAATTTAAAAGATAAGGTACGAGAAAATGGAAAGAGTTACTAGAAAAATTGTACAATACTTAGAAGACATGGAAAAAAAAGCTAAACAAATGAGCTTTACTAAAAATTTAAAAAAAGAAGTTGAAACTGGCAAGCATGGTACACAAAAATATGTACTAAAACAAGGGCCTAACAAAGGTAAAACAGTATGACAGAGTTAGTGGTAGCCCTACTTATGATTGTACAAGGAGAAATTAAAGAGGCACGTATCCAGCCTTCAATGGGAAAATGTTTGGAAGGAAAAAGAAAAGCAGGCGGGACAAAAGCTGTT